CCCCCCCGCCGTCAAGAGTAGAAGCTGGACGCATGATAACAGTATCCTCTGTTACATGGATAACATCATCAAGATCAGCCTCGTCGTAAAACTTTCCATTCCATTTATCGAAAGTGGCTTTCTCTCCAAAATCATTCTGTGCGATTATATGCTTCATGACATCTCCATTTTATCAAACATTTCTTGAATTATATATTTGCTATCATAATAAGAATATACCTCGTATGATTTATTTCTATAATCATTCCTTAGCTCTTCATTAGCAGACAGCTCTTGCACCAAATCTCTGCACTCTTCCATGTTGTCATTAGAAAGCCATATTGTTCCACTATCTAATTCTGTTAAAGGTTTATCATAGTAACGATGAATACAAATATCCCCGTATTCTTTTCTGAACACAGGTATTGCTCCAACTGCAACAATTTCTAAGTGAGTAAACTCTAAGCTTTTCTCTAAGAACTTTTCATCTAAGATACTGAGCTGATATCCAAAACCACATCGTGACATTCTTTCTAGCATTTCCTCATTTATATATTGAGAGAAAACAGTGGCTTTTTCTCCGTATCTATCTTGCAAGTCTATATCATTTGGATTTAGACCTAGGCAATCATGAAACTCAAAATCTCTTTTGAATTCTATGAAAACTGGACTTTTTTCTATTCCTTCAAATGTAGTTAGATGGCCAATATCTTTAAGATAATTATGCCAACTGAACATCAAGTCATAACCTTTCCACCGTGCAGTTCTTCCTACCCATTTGTGGTGCTTAGGGTCTTGCTGGTCTACTGGCTTTCGGTATTTTTTATGCTCTGCAAAGTTTATTGCAGGCTGCCGTAAATGTATTTCTCTTTCTCTCATGTCGAACAGGTTTGGCGTCTTGACCATATCTGCAAAATCACTCGTTGTAGAGTGAGCAAATATCATATCTACTTTTTCTATTGAATCTAAAAGAAGATTTTGTGCATTTCTTCTCAAGCTTGATTTATTATGGTCATGCTGAAAAGATACTTTCTTAACATTCAAATCAAATAATTTAGCGAAGTTATTGATACATTTCTGACTATGGTCCGTGGATGGCAGAGAGCTGAAGATAACTGCGTCAGAGGATTTACATCCCTCATAAACTTGATCAAAATCGTCATTGTCAAATCGAACATGAACTAAGTTCTTGATATTATGAGAGCTGTTCCTTGACCATTTTTTGTCTTTAGATGCATAGACGGTTACAGTGTGACCATTATCTTCTAGCCAAGTTTCCCACTCGACAGAATTTTTGGTCACACCGCATCCTTCAATACCTCTACCTAATACTATAGAGATTTTCATGAAATTTTATCTATCATTTAGGCATATAGTCCTCATACTTCATAGTCTTACCGCTGTGTGCATTAGGGCAGTAAGTCTTCAGATTTTCAGGCGCAAGATTATTTAGATTGCGGTCAACGTGGTCTACTTGCAAACCCTTTTTATAATTTACTAAACGCTCTTCCTCAGAAAGAGGAAATTCTTCAGAACCAATTGGCGGGTTAGTAACAAAGTCTTCAAAGCATTTGCAGCCCTCACGTTCACAACGATCCTTTTGTGCTGCTTTGTATGCAGCATCACGCTCTTGTTTAGAAGCAGAAATGGTTTTTTTATAACCATTGCGATCAACATTATTGAACTGACTCTTAGAAAGAGGTGCAGAATAGTCTTCCTTCCACTCTGGAATAGCAGCTTTATAGGTTTCAGTGTCAGGAACAAAGAAAGTGTGAGAATTTTGCAACATCATATACTCACGCAATTCGTCAAAAATAGGAGAGTCCTTGTAGTTCTTTACAAGCCAATCTACAGCATCCGATACAAAATTTACATTCAAATCTTCAATTCCAAAGTTAGTGCGAACAGCACGGCCAAAGATTTGAAGAATAGAAACTGTTACTTTATTTTCACCAACTTGGTTACGCTCCCGTGAGTGAACTTCATGAGAAATATTAGGAACATTCAAACCAAATTTAAACTTCTCAATGTGAAAGATAAACCGCAAGGGATCGTTTGAATCTTCCATCTTTTGGACAAATTCTGTAAAAGCATAATCTCCTGTCAGCTTAATCCAATCACCTTGAATATTACCAATAAAATATCCATCCTTATCAGCTTTACCTAAAATATATGATGTCTCATCAATTTTACCACGCAACCAATCTTTTACTACATCAATATTTTCATAGATATTCAAAGAAGTTTCTGTATTTTCATTGTTAGCACCAGCATTTAAAGTCATAATAGTTTTTGGTGCCAAGTTAAGAAGCGGTTCATGTGAATTAATAATTTCAGCAGTTAACTCAAGATTTTTTGAGAACGCCAAATAATCATTGAGTGCTAACTGAATACCCTTCTCAAAACCAAGCTTATTTGGATTATAAACTGAAATATCACGCAACTGGCTAGTAATTTCAGTAAGCTCTTCTTGAGTTGCCCAATCCTCTTTCTTAACTAGAAGATTGTACATCTTAGAGTTAATATTTGGAATCAGACCTTTATGTTCAAATAAGGGCGTTGCAGTAAAACCAAACACTTTAGAATTTTCAAGAAGAGCAAGAGCTTCTGCAAAATTATAATAAGATGCTTTATATACCGTACCCGGCCAACCAGTATTATATTTGTATGTAGCTAGAGAAGAAGACCCACCAAAATGAGCCTCGTCCCAATAAAGTGCAAACTTTTCGTCCTTCAAAAAGTTAATCAGAATATTAGAGTTTTCATTATCTGTACCACCATTTACAGCACCAGAAACAGTAGAAACTAGAACAATTGCTAATTTTCCTTTATACTCAAGAAACGTCTTAACATCTGTTGTAACTTTTGCTTTAACACCATTTTCAATAAAAGTGTTTTCCATTTTTTCAGAGTCTTGAGATACGTTATCTGTAAATACCGTCAGAAATAGAAACTTATTATAACCATCCTCAATATCAGCAGGGATCAGGTTGTTCATGATATTGAAAGTTTTACCAACACCAGTACCAGCGGTAATGATGTTAATCTTACCCTTCTCCCACTTCTTAGATGAATCTATAATAAGTCGCTTAGATACCAAACGCAACTTCTTAATATTTGAATATTTACTCATAATCTAATCTTTCTCTTCATTTCTAACTATAACTAACTATAACATTTGGAATAGGATTTGTCAACAGTTAATTTCACTTTTTTCGTTGTATTTTTGCAACACATTTTCGTATATACTCTCTGCAAGATATTTTGCCATTAATGGAGCAACCATCAGACCAATGCGCTTACCCCTCTCGTAAATATCTTCAGAAGGATTCACATAATCTGTTGGTAGCGTCATTATAGCTGCGGCCTCTAGCGGAGTAAATATGCGATCTTCTAGAGGATGCAAGTGAACGGAAAGACTTGCCAAACCCTGCTCTGTGAGGCTGTGTGATGCTTGATTCCATGGTACACGGCGACTTTGGTAGAAGGAGTGTTTAGCTTCTGGAATACTCTTGCCCCACTTCTTTCTATGTGCAATAAATTTTTCATAAAAATTTGACACAACGTCATCACCGACAGACACGACCCTATCAGGATTCTTGGGTAGCCGTTTCAACCATTTATATTTAGCAGACTTTTTCATCCTCTCACAAAGTTCTTCAGCATCTATACGATTCATATTGTTAAGTTGCAAGTCACCAATTGCTTGTTCTATCGTTGGTTCTTCATCCAGTGCAGGCTCTGGAAATAGAGATGAAACCAGCATCCACGGCATACCAATATCTTCCAGCACATCATTGCGTACTGATACGATGAAAACACGTTGACGTTTCTGTGGAACACCAAAATGAATACCGTTTAGAACTTTAAATGTAGTTGAATATCCAAGTGCTTCAAAGTCTGTGACCATGCGATCTAAATGCTGCTTTGCATATTCCATCGTTAGACCTTTGACGTTCTCGCATATGATAACCTTCGGCATCATCTCACCTGCAATCCGAATCATCTCCCATGTCAAATCTTCGATGTTTTTCTGCTTCATACCGTAAGCCACCTTTTCTTTACCCCATCCTGCCTTCTTAGTTCCAGACATGGAGAAAGGTGGACACGGCGGCGAACCATCCATGATATCTAATTCGTATTTCTTTAGACCTGTCATCTCCATAATCTGTTGTCCAGTTACATCCTTGATATCACCGCATATGTGTGGAGTGTCTGGCCAGTTTGCAAGATAGGTATCAACTGCGACTTGCTGAAATTCATTCACAAATTTACAATCACCACCTGCCAGTTTATAACCAGCAGATGATCCACCGCCGCCTGCAAAGAAGGAGATGTATGAGAATAGTTTTCGATCAGAAGATTCCTTTAGGTCATCTAGTGTGTAGCGATAATATCTCATGCCCAAGCACCTACTTTAATCGCACTTGAAATAGGAACTTCTCTAAGCTGATCGTACATTTTTTTCTGTTTAAACCATTTCTTTATTATAGGATATTGACTTTCTATTTCTCTAGTTGTCATAATGCCGTCTTTATGATTTGCACTAAAAGTGATATTAATATAGGGATATGGTGTATTGATCCAATACCTTTCTTTTCTTGCCAGACGGTGACACCACCTGTAAAAACTAGGCCACTCCTTTGTCCACGCAAAGAAAACATCTACCTCTACGAGACACACAATATTTTTATCCTTATCAACTATTCCCAGATCAACCGCATAGGGGCCCAAAGGATCATCAATCTCAGTGTATGGTCCATTATTCAAATCTAGTTGACAATAATCTTTTAGAAAATCTCTTAGAGTAGAATCTTTTGCTCTAACCATTTTCCTAAATGCATCTCGCTCAGGTTTATCATTATAACCCCGTTTTGCAAATTGTTTTATATTACTCATCCAAAAAATCCTCTAATGTTCCAACTTCATCGTTTTTCAATATCCAGTTCATCTTATCCGTTATCACACGCAACGGCGCTAAGAAGCTGTCTTCGTATTGACTAGTATAGTCAACCATCGGCAATATGTCAAGTTCCTTTGGTATCTTT